AGTTTCTATGCTGCAAATACCAGTGTATCTAGTACCAATACAGGCGCATTAACAGTAGCTGGTGGTGTTGGTATTAGTGGCGGATTGTTTGTTGGTGGTGCAGTAACTGCCACTAACTTAACATCTACTACATTAAATGTTAGTGGTCAAAGTACATTAGCAGGTGTTACTGCTACAATATTAACAGCTACTTCCGCTGTTATTAATACCACATTAAATGTTGTTGGTCAAAGTACATTAGCAGGGGTTACTGCTACTGCATTTACAGCAACAAGTGTAACAGTAAATGGCAATGAAACAGTAAATGGTAACTTAACAGTTACTGGACAAACAATACTTGGTTCTGCAACTGCTACAAACTTTACCGCTACCACCGCAACAGTTGTTAATAACTTAACAGTTGGCGGAGAAAGTATTTTACAAGGTGTTACAGCCGGACTTGTTACAGCAACTACTTTATCTGTTACAGGTCAAACAACACTAGGTTCAACTACTGCTACAAACTTTACTGCTACAACAGCAACTATTGTCAGCAACTTAACGGTCAATGGTGAATCTTTCCTACAAGGTGTTACTGCTACTGTAGTGACTGCTACAAGTTTAACAGTACACGGTCCTACAACTATTGACGGCACATTAACATTAAATAGCCCAATCAATTTAGGTAATGCTAGTGCTGGTAACTTTACTGCTACAACAGCAACTATTACCAGTAACCTAACAGTCAATGGTATTAGTACATTTACTAATACTGTTTACATGACTTCTACTACAAATAGTACAAGTCCTACAACAGGCGCACTACAAGTTACCGGTGGTGTTGGAGTCGGTGGTAATGTNGNNGTTGGCGGTGTAGTTTACGGTGGTAATACTGGTACTGTTGGTACAACTGTATCTGCATTTGCTGGTAATGCTTACTTAGAATCTAGTTATGTAAGCGCAACAATATCAAGCGGACAATCTGGCGTAACTCAATATTTGGATACATTTAGTACAAGCAGTTACAGAAGTGCAGAGTACACAGTTCAAATCACCGATTTGCCAAATATCCATGTTGAGAAAATCATGTTGTTCCAAGATGGTGGCACTAATGTTTACATGACAGAATATGCGGTTATGACTAATAACGGTGAACTAGGAACATTTGATGCAGCTTATTCTGGTACAAATGTCGTATTGAAGTTTACACCAACTAGCCCAAGTTCAATGGTTATTAAACTACAGCGTACTGCGATTGCGATTTAATAATGAATATTAGTGGCGGGTTATCGTTTAATGGAGCAGTGACATTAATCACATATACCTGTAACTACATATTTTTTAACTACTAATACAGTACAGATTTTAGTAGTTGCTGGCGGCGGCGAGAATCAAAGCCAGGGAGCTACTAACGGCGGCAATGGCGGATCAGGTGTGGTTATAGTAAGTTATCCCAATACATATGCTGTTATGTCTATACCAGGAACACTAAACTATTCATTTACAAATACATCTGGAAACTACATTTATGTGTTTACTTCTGGCACAGGTATAATCAGTTTTACTACATCAACTACGGCCTAAATAGCAGTACCTAACCCTTAATTTCCAAAACATATAAATAACATATCAGTAACCGCCGTTACACGTGGAAAGGGAAGCGAATAAATGGCAATAACAGCACAAACCGCTGACTTCAGAGTCAGAAAAGGTATTGTGGTCGAAAATACGGCTACAATATTATCTACATTAGCAACAACTAGTACTAATTCAGGCGCCTTACAAGTTGCGGGCGGAGCAGGTATTGCAGGAGGACTATTTGTCGGTGGCACTGTTACTGCTACCCTGCATGTTGGTAACTTAACCGGTACTGCTACTACTGCTACAAACATTGCTAGTGGTGCTACTGGTAGCATCCCTATTCAAAGTGCTGCTGGCACAACTGCATTTATTCCTCTAGGCACTAACGGATATGTGCTAACTGCTGGGTCAAATACAGCCACTTGGACTGCTATCAGTGGTTTAAGTGCAGGCAGTGCTACAACTGCTACTAATCTAGCAGGCGGTACCGCTGGTCAAGTACCTTATCAATCTGCTGTTGGTTCAACTGCCTTCACCGGACCAGGTACTGCTGGAACATTGTTGGTTAGCAATGGAACAAGCGGCCCAAGTTTTACTAATCAAGTAGCAACATTAATCGTAACCAGCACTCAAAGTAGTACAAGTTCTTATAGTTCCAATGCCTTATATGTTGCTGGTGGCATCGGTGGTAACAACGGTTTTAATATTAACGGGGACGGTTACTTAACTGGTAACTTATATGTTACAGGTATTATTACAGGAACCAATGTTTTGTTGAATACGCTGGTTGCTAATAGTGGTACATTCTACGGTGATGCGACAGGCAGTGGAGCATTGTACGCGGGTATAACAAACTTTACCCCATTTGCTCAAACCATGTTCCAAGCATCCGGTAACCTAAACAACTACATGGAAGTTAATGTACAAAACATTAACCCAGGTGCAAAAGCATCAACTGATATTGTTGCATCTGCAGATAACGTTTCGTTGAGTTCTGCTTACATTGACATGGGTATTGCCAGCAGTACCTTTGATGGCACACAGTTATATAGTTTAGGAACAACAATAGGACCAAACGACGGTTATTTAATGGTTGGTCAAAATGCCACAGCAGGTTTAGGTGACTTGGTATTTGGTACATTGACCAGCGGTACACAGATGCGATTTGTACTGGCCAATGGAACAACTTCTACAGTAACCAATGCAGCAATCGCTGTGGTAATGAATACACCAAATACACCAGCTACATCTACTGCTACTGGTACAATGGTAGTGTATGGTGGCGTTGGTATTTCTGGTAATGCTTATATTGGTGGTAATGTAACTGCTACAAACTTCTACGGTAATGTTTTTGCAACTAACACTGCAACCATTATGGTTGGTTTGGCTACAACAGCTACCTACGCACAGAGTTTCAATACAGCAACACTAGTTGCCAATGCTGTAACTGCATCTACTGCTACTAACGCTGCTACTGCCTATTCAACCATAGGTACGCTTTCGACTGGTACAGGTATTTTAGGTAGTTCATTTAATGGAAGTACCAATGTCACATTGACATTGAATACAGCAACATTAATGGCATTGGCTGTAACTGCTACCTACGCACAAAGTTTTAACACAGCAACTTTAGTTGCCAACGCTGTTAATGCTTATACCGCTACTTGGGCTACAACTGCTACCTATGCTCTAGCATTTAATACAGCAACACTAGTTGCTAATGCTGTGACTGCATTTACTGCTACATGGGCTACAACTGCTACTTACGCACAGGCATTTAATACAGCAACTTTAGTTGCCAATGCTGTCAATGCCGTAACAGCTACAAACGCAAACAATATTACTGGTGGTGCTCAAGGTAGCATTCCAATTCAGTCAGCGGCTGGTACAACTGCATATATCCCATTAGGTTCTAGTGGATATGTATTAACTGCTGGTTCAACCACTGCTACATGGCAAGCATTGGGTAGTTTAACTGCTGGTACTGCAACCAATGCTAATAACATTTTAACAGCGGCACAAACAGCCAACGCCGACTATTATCCAACTTTAGTTAGCACAAACAATGCCACTGCTGCTTATCAAAGCGAATATACAACTAGTAGTTTTAGTATTAACCCAAGCACAGGCATTGTTAGTATTAACGGTGGATTAACTGTTACTGGATCATTAACTAGTACAAATCATATTATTAATGGAACTACCGCTGCTAGTTCAACTAACACTGGTGCTTTACAAGTAGCAGGTGGTGTTGGCATTGCTGGTGGTGTATTTGTTGGTGGAACGGTAACTGCTACAAACTTCTATGGTAATGTTTATGCTTCAAACACAGCAACCATTATGGTTGGTTTGGCAACTACTGCTACATTTGCACAAAGTTTTAACACAGCAACATTGGTTGCCAATGCGGTAACTGCATTTACTTCTACTTGGGCCACAACTGCTACCTATGCCCTAGCATTTAACACAGCAACTCTAGTCGCTAATGCTGTAACTGCATCTACTGCTACTAATGCTGCTACTGCTTATTCAACGATAGGTACACTGTCAACAGGTACAGGTATTCTAGGTAGTTCGTTCAATGGAAGTACCAATGTCACATTGACATTGAATACAGCAACATTAATGGCATTGGCTGTAACGGCAAATAATATTTCTGGCGGTGCTACTGGCAGTATTCCAATCCAATCGGCTGCTGGTACAACTGCATACATTCCGTTAGGTAATGCAGGTTATGTGTTAACAGCAGGTGCAACTACTGCTACATGGACCGCAGTTAGCGGTTTAAGTGCCGGTACTGCTACAAATGCCAATAACATTCTAACAGCCGCACAGCCTGCTAATACAACTTATTATCCAACATTTGTCAGTGCCAACAATGCCACTGCTGCTTATCAAAGCGAATATACAACAAGTAGTTTTAGTATTAATGCGGCTACCGGTAATATCAGTATTGGCGGCACTGTAACAGGTGCAGTCAACGGTACTGGTGGTACAGCATTCCTAGCAGGCAATGGTGCTTATAACAACATTGCTTTAGGTATGCAAGCTAGTTCTGGTCCTGCTAACATGGCAATTCGTGATTTGTCCACTGTTAGCAGTATCATGTACTTTGATTCGTCTGTCAATGCTGCCCAAGGCGGACAGTTTATATTCCGAGCCACTAGCGGATTTACTTCATTAATGGTGTTGAATACAACAAGTAGCACTATTTCTGTACCAACATTAATAACTTCTACAGCATTATCTACAACAACTACAACTGGTGCATTGGTTGTATCGGGTGGTATTGGTCTAGGCGGCAACATTATCACTGCTGGTTACGGACAGTTTGCTGGTGCATTTAACGAAAGCACAACTCAACCAGGTGTGTTTATTGGTATATCAGGTTCGGGAACACCAAGTCCCAGAGCCGGTTTCTTTAATGGCAATACTGCACAAAACTGGGAAATAGACAACTATAGCGGTGCGTTCCGTTGGTTTACTCCTGGTGTTACTAGAATGCAGTTAGATACCAGCGGTAACCTAACAGTTTATTCAACTTCAGCTACCAACAGTACCAGCTCAGGTGCTTTAGTAGTCAGTGGTGGGGTTGGTATTGGCGGTGGATTAAATGTAGGCGGTACTGCTTACATTGCTGGCGATTTGTATGTTGATGGTACACAGTTTGTTGTCAACAAAAATGTTATTAGTAGCGGTGACAGTGCCATTATATTGAGCACCGGCAGTACAACTGCACTATTAGCAATCAACAGTGGTCTTTATATAGGCGCTAGTTCAAGTACTGCGTATGCATCGTTTTACTTTGATGGTGTAGCTAACTGGGTAGTAGGTGGAACTGCTGCAACTGGTCTTAAATCTGCTAACCATTTTGCTACAAGTTATAGCAGTGTTGGTTCTTATACTAGTACACAAAAAGGTGAAATATTCAGCGTTAATGGTGGTGTATATGTTAACGGTATTGTAACTGCTACCACTGTGATTGCTAATGTTACTGGTAATGTTACTGGTAACTTAACAGGCACTGCTACTACTGCTACAAACATTGCTAGTGGTGCTACTGGTAGTATTCCAATTCAATCAGCAGCCGGTACAACCGCATTTATTCCATTAGGTAACGCAGGTTATGTGTTGACCGCAGGTGCAACAACAGCAACTTGGACAGCAGTCAGTGGGTTAAGTGCCGGTACTGCTACAAACGCTAATAATGTATTGACAGTAGCACAAACTGGTAATGCAAGTTACTATCCAGTATTTGTTAGTTCAAATAACGCCACTGCTGGTTATCAGAGTGAATACACAACCAGCAGTTTTTACATCAACGCGGCCACTGGTGCTATAAACGTCGGCGGATCATTACAAGTTGCAAGTGGAAATCCTGGTGGCGTATATATTGGCACACATGGACAAATATTTGATGATGGCAATTTCCATATTCATTCAATCAGTGATGGCAACCTATGGATTAATAACGCTTCGACTACATCAAATACTGATGTAAGAATTAATAACCAATCTACAGGTAGTGTTATTTTAACCAACGGCGTGGGTAATGTAAGAATTCTATCAACACAATCATCAAACTCAGCCACAAGCGGTGCTTTACAAGTAACTGGGGGTGTTGGTATTGGTGGCGGACTATTTGTAGGTGGCGTTGTAACTGCTACAACATTTGGTAGCTCAGGTGCATTAAACTTTAACATCAACAGCACAACATTAGGTGCTGCGATTGACACCAACGGCAACTTCTTATTAGGTGGTATCACTAGTCCAATAGCAGCCGTAACTGGCGGCAGTGTTTTACAGATAGGTAGTGCAGCTAGCCAGTTAGGATCAGCCAATAACCCCTATGCATTTGCTAATGGCAAGTATTCAACCGCAGCAGGTGTCCCACAATACACCGGTAACTGGGCAAGTGGTAACTGGTGGGCATTTGGTCCTGACACTAATGCTGCTGATACTACATTAAGATTAGGTGTAGCCACAGTTGGTACCAGCGGCTTTGCTTGGCAGGGTGCGTATGCTAACTTAAAACTAAACAACTTGTCCGGGGCAAACATAAATGTCACTGGTGTTGTTACAGCTACAACATTCTACGGTACATTTATTGGTACATTGAGTACTATTGTTAGCACTGCATCTACAGTAGTTACATTAGCAACCACTAACAATGCCCTTTATTATCCAACTTTTGTCAATACATTAAACACATCGACAACGGCTGGTCAAGCTGAATATACAACAAGTAGTTTTACAATCAATCCAGGTAATGGGGCTGTAACATTCACTGGTTCTGGATATTTTGCTGGCAGTGCAGGTTCTAATGTTGGTACTGGGTCAACAACATCAAATACAGCATACAGTTTAACGCTACAAAGAGTTGCAGGTAGTAACGGTAACTTGATTGTACAAGGTGATGATACTGTTGTAGGCAGTCCAAACATTACATTCTTGAATACAAGAACAACAAGTTCAGCTGTTATGTCGTGGAATGGAACTGCAATAACAGTTAATACTTCCACAGCTATTAATGGCGTTGCTGCTTCGACATCAACTAATACCGGTGCTTTAACAGTTGCTGGCGGTGTGGGTATTGGTGGCGGATTATTTGTTGGTGGTATTACAACTTCTAGTCAGTTTGTCAGTAATGGTGGCCCGAGTACATTACCTTATGTTAATATCACTGGGGCGATTACTACTACCAGCCAAATTTTTAATCTATTACAAAATTCTACACCTTATACCACTGCTGCTGGGCAAGTCACAGCAGGATTGTTGAATGCTCCACAGTTTAATGTCAATGGAAATTCAACTATCTATAGTTTCTGGAATCAGCCGGTAATACTTTCAAGTACTGCAACATCAAATGTTTCATGGTATGGTATTATCAACCAATCACTTAGAGATAATATAAATGATGTAGGACCTGCTAATGCGATCTATGGCATATACAGTCAATCTGGCAATCAATCCCTCACATCATCTTCAGCATATACCAGTGCTATCGTTGGTATGTATAGTCAGGCCATCGTCAATCAAGGCAGTGCTGGTGCTCTATACCAATTTTTGGCTGGCGGAAATGCTACTGGTGTTGCTGCCAACTTGACTTCCAACACTTCGTCGGTTATCACCAACAGTTATGCTTTTTATAGCAGTGGTGGCGGTACTATCGGGTCTGCTAGCACTGTAACAGTAGTTAACAGTTGGGGCATGTATCTTGGGGCACCAACAGTCAGTACATATGGTAGCATCACTAACCGTTGGGGTATTAGTCAGGCAGACGCATTGGCAGCAAACTCCTTCTTGGGTTATACTGGTATTGGATATGCATCAACAACTTCAATTGCTGGTGAAAAACTTGCAGTAAACGGCAGCGGCTACTTTAATGGTGTTGTAACTGCTACAAACTTCTATGTTAACGGTTATGCGGTCAGCACAGGTACTGGTAATGCATCTGGAGTGACGGTACAAGCTACTGCAACTAATGCTACATATTATCCAGTCTTTGTCAGTGTAAACACTGCAACAGCACAGGCTTTACCAGAATACACAACCAGTACTTTCAGTATCAATCCGAGCACCGGATCGATTACTGTTGGTAGTACTGCAACTACAACAGCCGCTAATGTTATTAACTCTGCTATATGGGAAAAACTAAGATTTGTAAACGCTACAACTACTTCGACAGCTAGAGTTGGGTCAGATGGCAATGGTTTAAATCTTTCCACTAATGCGGTTTATGGTGGTCCATGGGCCCAAGACACTAACCTACAAAAGAGTTTATTATACATTCAACATCTTGGCAACGGCCGCCATGAATTTAGAACAGCACCTGCCAATACTAGTACTGTAAACTGGGTGTATTCGTTGGTAATGGACGACAATACCGCAACATTTAGCGTGCCTGTGGTGTTGTCTGCAACTACTGCTTCTGTTTCAACTACTACTGGCGCACTAACTGTAGCAGGTGGTGTCGGAGTCGGTGGAGCATTGTATGCTGGTAGTGTTTATGCAGGTGGCACACAACTATTACCAAACAGCATACAAACATTTACCGCAGCGGCAAATACCACAACATTTGCTATCAGTGGCGGTTATGTAGTTGGACAAATACAGGTATTTGTTAACGGTATTAGTTTGAGTTCTGTAGCAGGTGACTTTACAGCCAGCAATGGCAGTACAGTTGTATTGGCTACACCTAGAAATGCTGGTGATGTTGTTCAAGTTATTAGTCAGCAGTCATTTAACCCAAGCGGACAACAAGCCTACATCTTTAACCAGTATACAAGTAATGGTACAACTACAACATTTGCCACAAACTACAATACAGCAACAGTACAAGTTTACCAAAACGGTGTACTACAGTATCCAACTACCTATACTGCCAACAATGGTACAAGCATTGTATTCAGTAGTATACCAAGCAATGGCACAGTGATTGGGGTAATCAGCTTTAATTCTGTAAGCATTGCCAATGCGATAAGTAGTAGTGGTGGTACAATTCAGGGTAACTTGAATGTAGCAGGCAGTTTACAACAAAATGGACAAGATATTACAGCATTTGCTACAGCAATGGCTGTGGCAATGGGAATATAAAAGGAAAAAATAAAAATGGCAAAACAGCTAGTAAGACAATATATTTTTACACCAGGCGGAGCTGGGGCAGGCACTATTCAAATTCCCGGTAATGTAAGATTAGATCAGTTACTGGTTATTACAAATGTTACTCGCAATACCGTAATTTATAATTTTGCCTCTAACGGATATACTGGTACAACCACTAGTTTTAGCCGAGGTAATACTACAGCATTTCCTACAGAAGCAATGCGTAGTGATGGTGTAACAACTATTACATTAGCCTATAGCACTACTGGTATGAGTAGTAGTGATGTATTGCAGATTTATACAGAAAATCAACAAGGTGCAATTATTACCCGTCCGTGGGCTATGGGTACTGATGGTTGGGAACGTACTCGTGTAAGTCAACCACAAAGTATGATCGATGCTGACTTTGAATACGGACAACAACCTACTAAATGGCAGTCATTGAGTCAACTACGCGGATATCCCGGTATCTATGAAGTACCAGGTACTGATTTAAGTATTGCCAGTGTCACATCAGATGCTAGTTATGCCAGCGGTGGACAAGCAGGTGTTCAAAGTTATATCACAGTTAACACAAACTATCCTCATGGATTAACTACAGGTAGCGCTATCACAGTTAATGCATTGTTGCAAACAGTGGCTAGTTATGATCGTGCAGGTGGTTCATTTATTGTTGATAGTGTAACAAGTTCGACTCAATTTAGTTATTATGCCAAAGGTCAAGTTGGTGCAAGTAGTGGTACAGTGATTAGTCAACAATCCACAGTTATACGTAAAGGTGGTTTCTATACTGGATCAAGTTTAACCAATGTGACATTTTCGTTTGCAGGCGGCGGCGCATCCACTACTGCCACAATCACAGTTACTTCTACCGATCCTCACGGTTTTATGCCAGGAGATCCTATTATTACTCTAGTCACTAGTGATAACGGAACTAACTTAAACAAACTTGCTCAAGGACCATTTTACATCAGTAGTGTTCCCAGTGCAACCACATTTACCTATCCTGCTCGTAACGTAGGTAATATCACTGGTACCATTACTGGTTACATTTATCCAAGAACTGATAGTTATTATTATCATAGACCATTTGACGGCGGTGTTCAGTTAGGTACAGGCGGTCCTGCACCAGGAATGGATGCTATTCGTCAAAGTAAGAAATATCTACGTTACCAATCTGGTAAAGCCATTAACTATAACACAGGCGCCTTGTTTGCTCCTAACTATAATGTTAGAAGTATTAGTGCTACAGGTACTGCACCAGGAAGTACTGTTACTGTGGTATTAGATGATAATGACCACGGTGCTCAAATAGGTGCAGTTGTTGTATTAAGTAATATTCTTACATCTGGATATAACGGAACTTATACTGTTACTGCAATCGTAGACGAACGTTCATTGTCGTTTTTGGCAACAAATACACTAGGTAGTACCAATCCAAGTATTGGTGCGCCAGGTACTTTAAGTATTCAAAACTGGTATGGAGCCACAGTTCGCGCTGGTACATTTGACGATCAAAACGGTGTATTTTGGCAATATGATGGTATTCAAATGGCTATTGGTCAGAGAACTAGTACTGCTAATTTGATCGGATTAGTAACTGCCACAGTAGGTAGTCACGTGATTACAGGCGGTAATAGTCGTTATACTCAACAGCTTTTAGCAGGTGATCGTATTGTACTTAAAGGTATGACACACGTAGTTACAGGTGTACAAAGTGATACACAAATTATTGTTAATCCGCCATTCCGTGGATCCACAAGTACCAGTGGTGCCAAGATTGTTAAAATATTAGATAAAATAATACCACAAAATCAATGGAATATGGATCGTTGCGATGGTAGTAATGGTATCTATAATCCCAGCGGATATAATTTGCAAGTGAATAAGATGCAGATGATTGGCCTGCAATGGACATGGTATGGTGCTGGTTTTATTGATTGGATGCTTCGTGGTCCAGATGGCAACTATATTATTGTACATCGTATGAAAAACAGTAACGTTAATACAGAAGCTTATCAACGTACTGGTAATATGCCTGTGCGTTATCAAGTATTAAACGAAGGTGCCCACAGTACATTAACTAATGCTATGTTAGCCAGTGATACTAGTATGGTTATCGGCGATACTACCTTTTTCCCTAACGCAGGTAATGTTATGGTTGACCAAGAAATCATTAACTATACCAGTATAACCACAGCAACCAATACATTAAACGGGTTGACTCGTGCATACACACTAAATCAGTTTACCGCTGGTCAGAATCGCCAGTTTACTGGTAGTACTGCTACCGTTCACAGTGCAGGTAATGGTGTTATTTTAGTTGGTCAAACTGCAAGTCCGCAGTTAAGTCATTGGGGTTCAGCATATCTAGCTGACGGCGGATTTGACGATGACCGCGGCTATATTTTTAACTATGTTATTCCAAACATCCAAGTTAGTACTGTGCCAGTTACTACATTTGCCATTAGACTAGCGCCCAGTGTCAGTAACGCTATTCCAGGCGACTTAGGGGTGCGAGATCTTATTAATCGTGCGCAGATGAGATTGCAAGCGTTGGAAGTGACAGCGGGCGGCTCTACAAATACTAACTGTGCCATGGTCGTTGCTGGTATTTTAAATCCGCAGAATTACCCTAGCAACTTTGCTAATATTAACTGGCAAAGTTTAGGTAACACTGGCCTTCAAACTGGTCAACCAAGTTTTTCACAAGTGGCACAAGGACAAAGTATTGTATTCGATAATACCGCAACCAATGTGTTTCAAACTAGCGGAACTACTCCTGTTAACAGCAACATTATAACATTGAATAGCACAGTGGGTATCAATCCGGGTGATGCTGTATATTTGAGTAGTGCTGGTGGTAAAAATACAGATAACGGTGCTACTATCACTGGCGGCACTGTGGTTACATATATTAATCCACAAACTAATCAAGTTACAATCAGTAACTATACACTACAAAGTATCGCTAGTAGTACTAATATTGCATTTACTCGTAATGGGTTTGCACAACCTGGAGAAACTATTTTCTCATTCGTTAGTAGCCCACAGGAGCGAGACGTACTTGATCTGAGTTTGTTGAAAGAGTTAACTAATACACCTATCGGTGCAAGAAATTGTTATCCAAACGGACCAGATTGCTTGTTCATTAACGTATATTTGACTTCTGGTAATCCAATTTATGCCAACTTAACGCTACGTTGGGGTGAGCCGCAAGCCTAAGTATTCTAATAAATACACTACTATTTAGGATTCACTGATGTCTATTGCTAGTAATTTAACGTTTATAGAAAACTCCGCAGGAGCCATAACAACCGGTACGTTTAACGTTATCGCACTGCCAATAACTTTCAGTGCTAACGGTACAGAATATTTTAGATTAGACAGCACCGGTGCGTTAGACGTTAATGTTACCAGTGCTTACAGTGGTTCTAAATTCAGTGTTAACGGCGGGGCTTATGTTAATGGTACACTAACTGCTACCAACTTGGTTGTTAGTGGTACTTTAACTGCCGGCAGTATCAGTGGCTCTAGTGCTCAAGTAAGTCTAAGTCAAGCCACAGCCAACGCCAGTTACTATCCAGTACTAGCATCTAGTAATGCCGTCGGCGCTCAAACAGAATATACCACTAGTAGTTTTTATGTAAATCCAGCAACTGGTCAGTTGAATATTGGTGGTACTACTTACATCGCTGGCGATTTGTATGTTGACGGCACGCAGTTCATTGTTAATAAGAATGTTATCAGTAGCGGCGATAACGCATTGGTATTGAGCACAGGGTCTACTACTGCTGTATTGGCCACAAACAGTGGACTTTATATTGGTGCTACATCAAGTACTGCTTACATTAGTTTGTCGTATGATGGTATTGCTAACTGGGTAGTAGGCGGAAGCGCTGGATCTGGTATTAAGGCTGCTAATCACTATGCTACAAATTTATCTGCTAACCAAATTGTTTACGCTGGCACTGGCGGTTTACTCAGCGGCACAAGCACATTTGTTTATACTGGCAGTAGTGTTGGTATTAACACAGCTTCACCTGGTACTTTTGGTACACTTGTTGTCAGTCACACTGGTGCGAGTGCCACAGCGTTAGTTGTCGGCGATACTAATACTCCATCTAGTGCTACAGGAATGTATCTTCGCAGTACCACAACAGCATCTATTGCTTGGAGTTCAGGTGCTGCTTTTACATTCAACCAAGGCGCCGGCGGCCCTGAAAAACTGCGTATTGACGCCAGTGGTAACATCTTAGTTGGACTGTCCACAGCACAAGCAAACGGACTGTTACAGGTTAACGGCAGTATTGGTCTAGCACCAAACGCACAGATTCGTCAGACCACAAACAGCGACGGCGGCACATTACAATTCTTTGGAACACAGGTAGTTGTTGGTCCAAACAACAGTACTGGTTACAGTTATGCAGAAGCAGGCTTGTTGGCCAGCGTGTCAAACGGCGACAGTCAAATATTACTTGATGTAGGTCGCGCTAATACACTAGCATCTGGCTGGGCAAGATTTAGAGTTGTCAATCAAACCGGTTTTCACTCTAGCATACAGTTGAGCAGAGGGTCAACCAGTACTTTCTATGCTGATACCACCAACGCATTTGTTGGAGTTGGTTATACATCCGGACAAGTGGGTGAAAAATTCAGTGTCAACGGTGGTGCGTACATTAATGGTATTACCACGGCAACAAGTTTTAATAATGTAGCAATCACCCAACCTGCAAGTCAAGCAACATTAACATTAGCAAGCGGTATAACTCTAAACCATCCAGTATCGTTAACATTCCCAAGCGTCAATGCTACAACAGCAACTTGGACACTGGCAATGAGTGGTACTTCCAACACATTGCAGTTCCAACCGCCAACTACTGGACCAACAGGGTCGCAAGGTACTACAGGCTCACAGGGAACTACAGGAACACAGGGAACTACAGGAACACAGGGTACTACAGGTACTACTGGATCACAAGGTACTACAGGTACTACTGGATCACAAGGTACCACAGGAACACAGGGAACTACAGGTGCTCAAGGTACTACTGGATCAACTGGCGCACAAGGAACTACTGGTCCAAGCACATTGATCAATGCTACTGCTAACACTAATGCAATTGAATATATAGTAGGTGTTGCTGCTGCTGGATCTAATCAAACTCCTACAGTAGCAACTAGTGTACCGTTTACCTTCAATGCCAGTACTGGTTTTGTCGGTATTGGTGTAACAACAGCTTCAAATGCACAACTTGATATTCGTTTCCCTACATTAACAACCAGTACTCAACTTAATCATATTTTATTGCAGGCATTGTCGAATGGTGCTAACGTTGCAACTGGTGCTCGAACAGGTATTACATTTAATAATCGCACAGTCGATTATTCGTCATCTGGTGGTATAAGTACAGCTGGTATTTACGGTATCGATCTTGATGCTAGTCCGTCTGTCTATGGTAGACAAATGGGTTTGGTGCTTTATACTTCAAGTCAAGATGCTGCTGCAACAGAAAAAGTTCGTATTGATCAAAATGGTGTTGTAGGCATTGGTTTAACAAATGCATCAAGTTATGCTACAAGATTAGCTGTGCTTGGTGGTACAAATGCCACAGTATCTAATAATGCCACTTACGTATTCAGCATAGGTAATGCAAATGCTAGTGATTTTACTGTAGGTAGCGATTCTAGTTATACATACGTTCAAACTTGGAATAGTAAACCTTTACAAATAAACAACCAAGGTAATAACATTTTATTGAATCCTATTAGCGGTTCAGTGGGTATTGGAACAACAACTCCTAACTCAACATTACATGTTGCCAGCGGTAATGTAATGATTGGAACTGGTACACCAGGTGCTCCACTATCGTTTACAGATACTACAGGTTTAAAGATACAGTTAAATGCCAACGCAGCAAACTACTATACCATTGAAAAACAAGCTGCTGTAGCCGGCGGCGACAGTATGTTCAAGCACAATGCAGGTCAAACTGCGGCGGGAGAACACGGTTTTTACAGTGGTGGTACTTTAAGATTATTAGTAGATGCTAGTGGTACATTGTATGTAAACAACATATCAGCACAGTTGAACACTGGCTTTACCAACAGATTAAATGTTAACGGTAGTATTGTAGCAGGATCTGGAAGTAGTACCAACGGAAGCATTATTTTACAAGGCTATTACGGAAGTGGTGGTTCTATATCTAACTGGGGAACTGAATATAGCAGTGGTGGGCCTGTAATGGGTTATGCTGTTTATCCAAGTACAGCAGCAGCAGGTGCTTTCTTTAGTGCTGCAAGTGCGGCAAATAGCCGCGGCGCTTATACTATTTCCGGTAATACACACAACTGGTATGTAGGTGCAAGTCAAACTGTAGCAGTCGGTAGTGCTGTAACTATGACTACAGGAATGAGTTTGACCAGTGCTAGTGCATTAAATGTAACAGGCGAAGTTACAGCATTTTTCTCAGATCGTAGATTAAAGGAAAATATCAAAATTATTGACAATGCATTAGGTAAGGTGTTAAAGTTAAATGGTATACTTTATAATCCAAACGATTTAGCAGTAACTTTTGGACAAGATAAAAACTCAAACATAGTTGGATTATTTGCCGACGAAGTTGAAGCGGTATTGCCAGAAGCGGTTAAACTTGCCCCATTTGATACAGATGAGAATGGTTTGAGCAAATCCGGAGAAAATTATAAAACAGTCCAATATGAAAAGGTCGTACCATTGCTAGTAGAAGCCATTAAAGAACAACAAGAACAAATCGCTCAACTTAAGGCGTTGGTGAACTCTTTGGTTAATAAATAAACCGGGAGTAGACTGTGTCAATTTTACCAGCAACCGGATCAGCGATAACAATGGGAGGTGTATATGTAGCGTATTCAAATGCTACTACATCTACCTTGGCCGGCGATAATATCAAACTTAGTGGTACATTAGGTAATAGCTACGGCGGCAAAGCAACTGGTACTCAAATTTCATTCTCTGCTACCTTTGGTGGTAAAACTACTCCGTATACATATTACGGAAATATCTAAAAAAGTGTTGACACGATCTTAACACTATGTTAGCATATAGTGTATAAAGGCAGGTTCACTATGACAAAGAAAACAAAACTAAACATTGCTAAACTATTAGATTTAGCCACAGGTCCTAGTCGATGGGAGTTGGATAATATCACATACAGTGATAGAACATCAAACCCAGAAACGCTAAAGGCATTCTTATCACGCATTCAACTGCTACGCATCAGCGATGCGGACTCTGCGGAGTTAAAAATCCTAGAAGATTTGGCCAATGATTTGGATCAAAAAGAGTGTGAAGAACTGTTGAGTAACAGCGATGACATGGCTCAACAAATGTTCATTGAAAATATTGCCCGTCAAAGTGCTTTAGAAGTTCTTACCAAGGATCGAGTTTCATTTGAAACCATGAACATCATGTGCAAGTTAAGTCCCAGCGACTTCATTCTAGCATCTAAACGAACCCAGGACATTATCAACAGTATTCACGAGTTGGTAATCCAAGGCGAAACATTGAGTAATGATGTTGCAGGCGCATGAAAAAAAGCATTTTCGAATCTAGCAAATGGAGCCTGAAGAAAGGCAAGTTGGCTGTATTGGTTCCATGCCGTGACATGCTTCATGCAGCCTTTGCTAAGTCTTTAACAGAGCTTGTCAAACTTAATACTTCTAGTGGTATTGATACTCATGTTATCATGGATGCCAGTACAGTACTATTAACACAGCGTGAACGACTAGGACTTGAAGCACAAAAAGTTGGCGCTGAATATATGTTATGGTTAGACAGCGACATGGTATTTCCTGCTACCACCGCCTTGAGATTAATGGCACATAATGAACCAGTTGTAGCCGCTAACTATATCCGTAGACAACTGCCCGCTAAAGGTGTTGCCTATGAAACTATCGGCGATTGGCAAAATCCCTTACCATTTGAACCTCAAGATGAACTAGCGTCTGTCGAGGGTATTGGTATGGGATGTATGTTAGTCAAAACTGCTATTCTTTCCAAGATTGCTCAACCTTGGTTTGAGTTTGGTTGGACGCCTGAAAGCAATGATCACCTAGGTGAGGACATGATCTTTTGCCAAAAAATGGCACAGGCAGGATATACTGTTAAAGTAGATACACAACTCAGTATGGAAATGCGCCACTTAGGCACATGGGCATTTGGTCCTGAACTAATCCAGTAAATCTAGCAGCAGTTCTAACTTGGCACGAACTGCTCGATTACTGAAACTATTTTTAACACCTTGGTGTAGTGGCTTTGGCCAGTTATCAAAACTACACCAAGCGTATCCTGAATGTTCTTCGTTTAAGGTAGGAATAAACTCTCGATCTACAATCAACACATAGGTGTTGTATTGAAAGTTTTGATCATTACTGGTAAACAGTTCTAAAGGAATAGTCTTTTTGATTGTAGGAGACTTTCCTATTTCTTCTTGAATTTCTCTATTCAATGCTTCGTAGGGTGTAGCATCTGTGGGTTCTTTCTTACCGCCCACTAATCCCCAAGTGCCAGCAGTCTTGCCTTGTGTGCGTAGTAGGAATAAAAATCGTCGAGTATCTTTGGCTAAAAACAAACCGCCACTACATACGATTTGATTTACAGCACTAGGCTCCAGTCCTGAGGTCTGTAAATTCCTTCGAAACTCTTGCTCCATTCTCCGTTCTCCCATATGTACTGTATTCCTGTATATGAATTAGTTATATAATAAACGGCTGTGGTAGTTTGACTATTGAAAATAACATTCCAACGGCTTCCGTCCCATTGAATAATATCGTTAGCAGCGGCTTGGAAATCACTGTGATCGGCATTTTTCCAAGCCTTAGGCCCTGTATAGCCCATGGTACCAAACTCAGGAACTTCGTTGATTCCTTCTAATATCAAATAACGAACACCTCGTGCAGGATACGTCGGTACATAAGTTTCTGGATTAATGATAGCATCTATTGTACCTCTACTATCTACTGCGGTGGTAATAGTGGTATTGCTAGGCTTAGTATCCATGTCATAAGACAGTATCATTTGTGTATCGTCGTTGGGATTCAGACTTATATAGGCCACGATTTGATTGCCAGCAGGTGTTGTTAGTCTTATTTGACTTAGATTAGCGGTAAACTGCCCAGGATACAAGTCGAGTAAAGAATACCAACTAGCACCACGACCCACATTACCACCTGATGCTGCTATAGATTCTTCATTAACTAACAATGTTGCAACGCCATCTAATACCAAAAGTTCAAAGTTACCCGGTGTGGTAACTACTGTGCCTACTTGATTGCCCAGTGTAGGGTATACAGCATCTAGATTGTTGTAGTTATCTGCAATAGTGCCCGGGGCATCGGCAAATATGTTACTGATAATCTTGGTAATGATACCTAGTTTTTTAACCTTGGCAGGAGGAGTGATCCATATAGGAGTGACAAAAGTCAAGTTGGCAATATCGATATCTTGATTTGTACCCTGAGGTATTTGTCTGTTAGACCAAACTGATTGCTGTAGTTGTAAAACAGTTAAACTAGTCCAATCAACATAGTTATCTGTGGTTTGTATTTCAAGACTAGGATTAAACAATACAGTAATCTGTTCAAGGATTTGCAGTTTTTGTTCGGTGTTTGTTGCCCATATATCTGCTGCCAGTGTTAGTTTGTAGGGACAGGGCATAATGCGTTCGACTGTGTATCCACTGCCTTGTGTATTTAATAGCTGGCCCGTAACAGGATCTACCGCCCTATCTCGTATTTGTAACTTGCTAACAAATGTAGGATCTTGTAGTCTTGTTTGATCGTATTCTAAACCCTTGATATAGCAGGCAATGAAAGGTGCCGAAGGTATTGTATTTTCGGAGTTTTTCTTCAACATCTGTGCTGCTTGGCGATTAGGATCACCATAGATAACGGGAACCTGATGCAAGGTACCTGTGCCGTCCTGATAGGCAAAGTTACTAAATGCCCGCATGAACTGTGTAAGATATCGTCTTATCTGCCCATCATAAAAAAATCCACTACTTACCCTCCTGATTTGCGATTACTCGCCTTTTCTGTATAAACTTATAGATATACATTTTTAATTATCCGCTTTTGGTTTTAGTGCCTTGCTCAATGCCTGGCGTTCTTGAACAACTGATCCGTTAATAGTAGCCGTATTGGTATTGTTAATAAATCCAGTTTTCTGAGTTTGTCTAGTTGCTGCACCAGCAAATCTGCCAGAGGTTGTATCTTGCTGTCCAAACTCGTTCATGGTCATTTGAACATTTTTTTCAAACAATATCCAGTTTGTTCCGTCGTATCTATAAAGAGCGTTGGGTTGATAATCTGTTCTCAAAAAGAACGCACCCTGTGCTGGCTTGTAAGGGAATATAACACCTTGGCTGAATGGTGCTCCATTAGGAGGCATACCATTGCCTGTCAAATATCCAACATATAGATTTTTTCTAGGAGTATGTAATACCATGCTGGCATCTAATACTTGTTGATCAATGCTGGCATCATCTAATGTATCACTGGTATCTGCATAATCAACAAGTCCCGACTCTCTAGTAGGGATAATATAAAACGCCGAAGTATCATAACCTGCAACTGGAGAATCTGCCATGGCTTGTTCGACAATTTGATCATTGATTTGTATACTTTGATTGTATGTACTCATAATGTCTCGTAATGTACTACCATCACCATTACCACTATCTTGTCCAAGTATTTGATTAAATTCTTGACTATCGACCAACGGTACACATTTGGCACGAACTAGGTGAGGGTACCATGTGACACTGAATCCGTTGGTAGGACGACTAACATCCTGCACTACATAAAATCTTTTTAATGCTACAAAGTTATTGTCTATAGCATATTCATCTTTTAGATGAGGAAGTTCTATAACATCCCCTGGCATAATCTTACGCCCCAATGCATCTACATGACCACGCAAATGAAAATGCATCATAACTGTATCATTGGTCAAAAACATACCAAACTGACTTAAATTAAAATCTAAATCCTGCATGGTATAGATACCGCGAATAACATAGACATCTGGTTCATAGTTTCTATCACGGTTTTCCATGAATAATACATCTTGTATGCCTAACTCCGGAGTAGGATTTGTACTGTTATCGGGTGTAGTTGGAGTAACCCCGTCAGTAGCGTTAGGACTTGTTGGTCCTAGGTACTTGTGAATAAGAACATCAGTTCCGCCCACTTGAAAGCGTTCATTTACAACACGGTCTATGAACTTGAAATCATTGCCCTTTTCCGGACGGTATAGTGACAATCTTGGCATATACCTATTTATGCTAAATATTATTATGAACGAAACTGAAAAAAGCCGCCAAGACGTAGTTGACTATATATATGCCTTTCTTGGAGGATCAATGGTCGATGTGGAATTAGATCCTATCCATTATAATCAAGCCATCGATCGTGCCTTGGCCAAATATCGCCAGCGTAGTAGTAACGCTGTTGAAGAAAGTTTTGGATTCTTGGATCTAGTAGTCGATACCAACGAATATGTGATGCCTAAAGAAGTTATCAGTATTCGTCAACTTTTTAGACGTAGTATTGGATCACGCACTGGTGGTGGAGACGGTGGAAGTTTGTTTGAACCGTTCAACCTAGCATATTCTAATACCTATTTGCTGGCCAGCACTAACATGGGCGGGTTAGCTACATACTATTCTTTTGCATCGTATCAAAAACAAGTGGGTAAAATGTTTGGTAGCGATATTAACTTCAGTTACAATCAAACTAATCATACTTTAACGGTTTCACAACGACCTTTTGCCCCTGAACAAGTTTTAGTTTGGATGTACAACTATCGTCCAGATTTTAACTTGTTTGCTGACATGTATGCAGGACAGTGGTTAAAAGACTACTCCCTAGCTAATGCCAAAGTAATGTTAGGTCAAGCTCGTGAAAAATTCCCAGCCATTGCAGGACCACAGGGTAGCAGTGGATTAAACGGATCGCAACTTAAGGCCGAGGGCAAAGCTGAAATGGATCAGTTAGAACAAGACCTAATCAACTACAAAGAAGGTTCTACTCCATTAACTTGGGTAACTGGCTAAAAATAATTCTTGACCTTGTAATAAAGTTGTTATAAACTTATAATATCGTTGGAGATATTGTATGATTATTGGCTTCGTGGGTTTGATTGGTTCTGGCAAAGATACTGCCGCAGACTTTTTAGTTAATTCGCATGGTTTTAGAAGAGACAGTTTTGCCAACACACTTAAAGATGCTGTAGCCGCAGTATTTGGCTGGGATAGAACACTATTAGAAGGCCGCACAAAAGAAGCCCGTGAATGGCGAGAACAAGTGGATCCTTGGTGGGCTAAACGACTCGACATGCCTGAATTAACACCTCGCTGGGTTTTACAATATTGGGGAACCGAAGTTTGCCGCAACGGGTTCCATGATGATATTTGGATCGCTAGTGTAGAGAACAAGATGCGTAAAACTGCTGACAACATTGTTATCAGTGATGTGCGTTTCCCCAACGAAATCAAAGCCATTCATGATGCAGGTGGCATTGTTGTTCGTATCAAACGAGGCGATGATCCTGCTTGGTTTGAAGCCGCTGCCAGTGTAAACCGAGGCCCTGTTGCGAATACATCGTGGGCATTGAGTGTGGCAAAAATGGAAAAACTAAAGATCCACGATAGTGAAACTGCTTGGGTTGGCTACAAAACAGATTTTACTGTGAGTAATGACGGATCTATTGATGACTTGTACAAACAGATAGAGTCTATTATTAATAATCAGGTCGCAGATCTCCCTGCCGCCACCTAACTCCTTCTTTGTGAAGTATGCGCTGGCAGTTAGCGCATACTGTTTTTAGATTAGTAAATCTATTATTGTGTAGATTTCCGTCTACATAAAATACATTAAACTGTTCGCTGTGTTTAGAAGTGTAGTTACACTTTTCGCAAACTGATTTTTTCTTATATCCAGCCAAGGCCCACAGCGGCTTTTCTTTTTTCCTACCCTTGGCACAATGGTCGCATTTAGACCTGTAGAATGGCTTTCCTTCTTTATAGTAGTTGATTGCCACTGGTCTTTGACCACATTCTTTACAAAGTTTACGCATAACCCGCCCTTTTTGGTGCCCTTTTCACATGGTATTTAACCCTTAAATTTTTCTATTTGGTGCTAAATAAAACAAAGTAATCCACTAAGGAGTTTTTTAAGATGGCACAATCATTACAATCACCAGGCGTAAGCGTATCAGTTATAGACCAGAGTTTTTATGCTCCGGCTGCTCCTGGCACTGTTCCGTTGATTTTCGTAGCAACAGCAGAAAATAAATCTAACGCTAGCGGCACAGGCATTGCACAAGGTACTACCAAATCAAACGCAGGCACTGTCTGGGTTATCACTAGCCAACGCGATTTAGTGGATACATTCGGTACACCTTATTTCCAAACAGTTGCTGGTACCCCAGTTAACGCCAGTGAAATCAACGAATACGGTCTACAAGCAGCATACAGCGTTCTTGGTGCAACAAGCCAAGCCTATGTTGTTCGTGCTGATATCGACCTAGGTCAAATCGCAGGTTCAAACACACAACCTACAGGAACCCCAATGGCTGGTTCTATTTGGGTAGATACTGCTGACAGCAAGTTTGGCATCAATGTTTGGAATACTGCTTCTAACTATGGTGCAGGTGGTTTCACACTAGTTACCCCAGATATCATTGACGATACAAACACCGCTGAATTCTCAGGTGGATTCCCATTACAGTCTTATGGCTCACTTGGTGATTTTGCTATGGTTATTCCTAGCAATACCAGTAACTCTAGTCCTAGCCTTCCTCAGTTATATTATAAATCTGCAACTGCTGGCGCTTGGGTAAAAGTACAAAACGGTTTCGACAGTGGTAAATCTTTACAAATCAGTCCTAACTATAACTATCCTAACTTTGATGCAAGCACTGCTACAGGCAGCGTTTGGATCTGTACAACTCCAGTAAGCAATGGTGCTAACTGGGATGTGAAATATTTTAATGCTAGTACAGATGCTTGGACCAGTGTTAATGCTCCTATCTACGCAAGCAGACAAGGTGCTATTCAAGCATTAGACAGCGTTGGTGGCGGCTTAAATATTGCAGCAAATACAATATTCATTGATTCAGATGTTAATAATGTTAACAATGCTAACTTTGAATTGTTTATTCGTGCTAATACTGGTGTTACTACATTATCTGTATCAAGCGGAACTACAAACTCNGGCAACACAACATTTACACTNCGTGAAACAACTACAACTGGTACNTGGCATAGTAATGTAACCGTTAATGTTATTGGTAGCGGAAGTGTTCCACTAGGACAACAAGTTGCATCTGCAATCAATACNAACACAAACTTGGTTAATGTTTATGCTACTTGGAATGCAGGTACTAATAACTTGACAATCAATCACGCCCTTGGTGGAGAAATTGAATTACAAGACGGTACTGGCACACCATTATCATTGCTTGGCATTAAATCTGCAAATGTTGGTACTGTTGCTAACTTGTATAATGCACCAACAGGCGACACACCATTTACATTGGCAGTCAGCAACTGGTATCCAATGACATATAGCTCACAACCTACTGCTCCTGGTGAAACTCCTGCAGATGGTACATTGTGGTTTAATAGCTACCAAGGCGACGTTGACATTTTATATAACAACGGTAGTGCTTGGATTGGTTACAAAAACGCTTTCCCAAATACAAATGCCACAGGTCCATTGCTAAGTGCAAGTGCTCCAACAACACAAAGTAACGGTGTTAGCGCACTAGTAAACGGTGATATTTGGGTCGATACATCTGCTGGTGACGGCTATGGACATAATATCTATGTTTATAATACCGCTGCTGGTACTGGTGCTAATGGCTGGGTATTACAAGATACTACAGATCATCACAGTCCAAATGGTTGGGTATTTGCTGATGCTCGTTGGTCAGACAACGGCATGGATGCTCCTAACTACATTACTAGTATTACTGATTTGCTAATCAGCAACTATGCTGATCCTGATTGTGTATCCGCACTATCATATCCACGTGGAACACGTTTATGGAATACTCGTCGTAGTGGCAACAACGTTAAGAAATATGTAGCAAACTACATTAATCCTAACGGTGTAAATGCTAATAATGGCAATGAAAGTCAAGCAAGCTACTCATTAGACCGTTGGGTAACAGCCAGTGCAAACGATGATAAAGGTCGTGGAACATTTGGTCGTTTAGCTCAACGTGCTGTTGTTGTCAAAGCTCTAGAAGCATTAGTAACAACTAGCACAGGTGTACGAGATACAGATACATTGGCCTATAACTTGATTGCAACTCCTGGCTATACAGAGTTGATATCAGCTATGGTTAGTTTAAACAGCGATATTGGTCAACTAGCACTAGTTGTTGGCGATACACCATTCCGTTTATCTAGCGAAGCTACTACATTGTCTAACTGGGGTAAAAATGCTGCCCTAGCCACAAGCGATGGCGATGCTGGCCTTGTAGAATATGACAACTACCTAGCAGTTTACTATCCAAGCGGTCGTACAACTGACAATCTTGGTAACAACATTATTGTTCCACCAAGCCACATGATGCTTCACACAATCATCAACAATGACAATGTTGCTTATCCTTGGTTTGCTCCAGCTGGTACAAACCGTGGTGGCATTACAAATGCAAGCAGCGTCGGCTATGTTGACTCTGTAACTGGTGAGTTTATTCCTACAAGCATCTACGAAAGTCTACGTAATGTGTTAGCAGGTGTACAAGTTAATCCTATTGCTACACTACCAGGTGCTGGTTTAACAGCTATGGGACAGTATACACGCGATCCACAAAGCACAGCATTGAATCGTATCAATGTTGCTAGATTAGTTGCTTACTTACGTCGTCGTTTAGGTGTATTGGCTAAACCATTCTTGTTTGAGCCTAATGATGCTCAAACACGTAGTGAAATCAAAACAAGTATTGAAAACTTGTTGTTAGAACTTGTAGCTCAACGTGCATTATACGACTTTGTAGTTGTATGTGATACTACAAATAATACAAGTACAAGAATTGATCGTAATGAACTATGGGTTGACGTTGCTATTGAGCCAGTTAAATCTGTTGAGTTCATTTACATTCCTTTGAGATTGTTGAACACTGGTGCTATTGCATCTGGTAACTACAGCAGTAAAGCAACAGGATCAAACAATAGTTCAACCGGACAATAATAAAAGGATAAGGAGCATAAAATGCCAACAGCAAGTTTAAGTAATTTCACAGTACCTTTGGCCGCAGGAGGCCAAAGCAACTCTAACCAAGGGTTACTGATGCCAAAACTAGCGTATCGCTTTCGCGTTACTCTAACAAACTTTGGTGCAACTCCTGGATTTTCTACAGAACTAACCAAACAGGTTATGATGGTTGATCGTCCAAATCCGCAATTTGATGAAGTTAAACTAGATGTATATAACAGCACAGTTAAACTTGCTGGAAAATATAAGTTTAGCAACATCAAACTAAAAGTTCGTGACGATATCAATAATAACGTAACTAAGCTAGTTGGTCAACAACTACAACAACAGTTTGATTTCTTTAATCAATCTAGTGCGTTTAGTGGACAAGATTACAAGTTCTATATGACCATCGAAATCCTAGACGGTGGAAATGGTCAGTTTACTCCACAAACACTAGAAGCGTTCCAAGTTCAGGGATGCTGGTTACAAGGTGTACAATATAGTGGTAATGACTACAGCAAGAGCGATCCGATGGAAATTGAAATGACTATTTGTTTCGATAACGCATATCAAACAGATGCCGCCGGTGCAACACTAGTTGACCCATCGTTGAGAGAACGACCATTATTCCAATCAGCGGTTTAATATAATGTAAACTCAAACTAAGCCTGGCATTAAACCCAGGCTTTTTTACGAACTAAATATTGTTATGGCCGACTTTTTTGATCAACCCCCCAGTCTTACAACATATAAACACGCAACTAGATTATATCTAGGCGGCGGCGCAAGATATCAACATATTCCTAAATTTGGACACATGTACTGTGTTCATTTTACTATAAATCAAAAAATCATAGATGCCCAACAATACCTAGCCAGTGAATGGGCTAGAAAATATCTAGCATTATTGGTACAGGAAGTACAACTTCCTAAGTTTAAAATAACAACTGATACATTAAATCAGTATAATAGAAAAACCAATGTACAAACTAAAATAGCATATGAGCCTATGAGTTTTACATTCCATGACGATGTTAGTGATGAGGTAAACAGTTTTTGGCTTAACTACTACAAGTATTTTTATCAAGATAGTAGATATAGTGACCCTAATTCTCCTAACATAAAGGCAGCGTATGGAGATACCAAATACGGAACACTTGATTATCCTTATGGATATAACCCAGCACAGCCCGGTGCTAATCAAGCATCTCAACAATATTTTTTAGATAGTATTGAAATATTTTTATTGTCAGGTGGAAGATACACTAAAATAAAAATAATAAATCCAATGATAACTAACTGGGATCATGACTCCTTATCTCAGGAAGGTACTAAGATTTTAAAAAATAAAATGTCAGTGGTCTATGAAGATGTAGTATATTCTTCTGGTAGATTAGCAGCTCCGGCCAGCGGTGACGATTTTGTAACATTATTTGAAGACGAAGCGGTATATGATAAAACTGTTTCTCCATTGCCTGCAAGTTCCCCACAGACTGCTATTCCACCGACTTTTTCATATTATAAAACAGATAATGCACAAAATGTAAATCAACCAATGCCCACAGGAGGAACTCGCGGAGGACTAAGTGGCCAATCAGGACCTATAGTCAGTCAGCAGGCAAAGAACGGTTTAACAATAGGACAGATTATTAGTGATATTAATCTGATTAAGACATTTGCTAAAAATCCAAGGCAGGCTTGGAATGTTTATGGATTCAATGTAAAACAAACATTGATCGGAGGAGCTATTGGTGCAATAACTGCTAACCCTGCCAATGTAGTAGGTGGAGGTGTTATTCCTCAACAAGGTACATTGTCAACTAATAAGTTTACTCCCGGAGGGCAATAACCATGAATAATTTTAGCAATCTACCCAACAATCCTCCACCTAATAATAACAGTGTTGATAACGCATCGTATACATTTAATAACTTATATTCGATGCCTGTACAGCTAGATGCAAATGTATTCAATGCTATGACTGGTTTCTTTGAAAACAAAGGATTTGATATTAGTACAGCTAAGTCCATAACATCGATTATTATGACACAATGTCAGCAGGATAATCTTAACCCTATGAGCGTGATCGATTCGTTACGGGCACAGGATGCAGCATCATTGAGTTCTGTTGCTACAGCTATTTTAAACTA